GCAGCAAGATCGGCAGTCAAGTTAGCCGTGCTGTACCCGCTGGCAGAAGAAATCGTGTCCAGTGTCTTTGGGCCTGCACTGGTCTGAACCACAATATCCTTGCCGAACTGAAACGTGCCGGCTGTTGCGTCAAAAATTATCTGCTTGTGCGCCGGATCAGTCGGGTAGCCAGAGTCTGACTTGCCAAAGAAGAATGAGCCGTCTTGCGAGGACACTGCCCACGTAGGTATTCCGCCATGACTACCACCAATGCCACCGGCCCCAATCCACACGCCAGTCGCTGAGTTGCCGGCGCGGAAGACAACGCTTGAATACAGGTCAATTGGCGCAACCATGTTGCTATTCGAAATCATCGACCGAAGAACAAAATCAGACTGCAAGGTTGGTCGAGTTGGTTGTTGTGTGGGTATTACAGATTGCGACCCCGAAGCAGACGAAGCCGTAATTTTCTGAATGATGGTCTTGGTATTGGTCTGAACCGCAGCATCAACCAGCACGCCGACATCTTTTTCCTGTGCCGCAGACCACGCAGCAACTGAACGAAACGCTGCTTGCACATCGGCAGGCATCCCGGATAAAGGAGGTAGCGATAGCTTAGACACCCTTTAGCTCCTCAACGGTTGTCGCCAAAAATGCTTTGCTGATCTCTGGCTGAAGACCTTCGTATGTACCCAACCCACCAAAAGCAACCGACCAGCGAACGCCACGGAATCCAGCCGGCAGGCGGATAAGCCGGCCATAACGATCACCATGACCCAAGGAAACCGTGGTGTCAAAAACCGTTGCGTCATCGGCGCGAACAACAATCTTGATCTGGCCTGTACCGAATACCTGCAAGACGCCGAAGTTGGTTGGGTGCGGAACGACTGTATCCCTAGACCACCACGACCACACCAGCAGCGCTGTTCCGGCATAAGCAATCTGCCACTGGTTCCCGGTAGAGAAAACCAAATTATCGTGAACCGCACTGAACGAATTAACCGGCGCGTGCATTGCGAACTTGGGTGTGATTGTCGTGTAAGTCCAAGTGCCTTTCGCCATGTCGACAAGGATTCCGCCTACGTCCATCAGATGCCCGGTGGAAACGACGCCGCTCAAATAGATCAGTATCCGGTGTCCGAAATGCGCCAGCCTGACGACTTGGTTTGACCCTAGATTAAGCAGCAGTTCGCGCCACACATCGCGGGTCATGCACGACTGATCCAACGTGACGCGACCGCCTTGAACCACAGCCAGTCCATCGGTCGACATATAGACCAACTGCCCATCAACACCGAGCGCAGAGTTCTTATTGACGGCTGGAAACTCGCCGATCAATTCAGACGGAACAAATTCATTCGGCAACTGGCCGGACATGTAGTAATTCTTGCGTTCAGTAAAGACGACAATGCCTTGCTCGTATGGGTGGATGTCAATCACCTTGTACGGCAGTGTCACTACGTTCGCCCGTTTCCACGCCCACGGCATGTAGGGTTCGCAGAGCCACACTTCATTCGCCTTGAACGCGGCCAACATTCCGTTATAGACGGTCGTCAGCCCCTGAAGCCCCTGCAACTCTTCCGTGTTGCTGATGTAATCAACAGTCGTGCAGGCATCACCAAGCGCGGCATCAACCACAGTGTCCTCGAAGTACAGGCAGGCAACATCCGGCCCGGTGCCAGTGAGATAGTGTTCGCCAGGAATAGCGGTAAGCCCTGACGCGTTGATCGTGCCTACGTAAAAGAACTGACCACCAACCGAACGATAAACACGTATTCCATGCAACGGGTAACGGCCTGCGCCGAGTGCCAAGGCATTCATGGTGCTGACAAAGCTGGCGACGTTTACGATGAACCGGACATGCTCTTTCCCAGGTTGCAGGGTGAGTTCGTAGGGTATCGACATCTCGGACTCTTCACCAAGCTGGTTGATAATGGTGAATCCGTAGGCTCTTGTTTCACTGGCTGACCCGCTACCAAAAGTCAGGTTTAAATCCCAGGTGGTGCCGGAAGCCGCTGAAATCGTGCCGCTGATACCTGACTCAACATCAACCGTTCCCGACAAAGAAGCGTCTGTGTTGAACATCGTTTCAAAGTGCTGGTCGTTGTAGTCAAATTTCCAGACAAAGCCGACAGATAGCGCTTTTGGCAATACTGACGTTGCAGACTTGTCGAGCATTTCCGAGGGTATTGCCGAATTGTCAAACGACAGGCCGGAAGATGACTTCACGTAAAACGAGCCGATTGACTCCGTGTTATAGACAGCCAAGCCATTGGAATCAGTCGGTATGTTGTTGTGGTCGTAAGCCAGTATGTGCGACACGCTAACCTGAGTCCCCACCACCGAGGCAAGCGACTCAAGCTGCTCAGGCCACCGCACCACGATATATTTGGTCACACCCGAGGCGTCCTGCCACAGATCCACAACCACCGGAGAGCTTCCGCCGTCAATCAATGCCTCGGCACTAACCTTGGTGTATGTCACTGAGGACACAACAGCCGTGGTGTAGTACGTGAGCGGGTGTGCCATCGTCACACTATAGGATCGATACCATCCGTTTGCAGTCGGCGTGCCGACACCGGAAAACGACACCATGTCGGCGGATATGTCCCGAATCTTTGTCCCTGATGCATCGGTAATCCAGAAAGCGCCGGAGCTATTTTGTATAGCGGAAAGCGCCACCGGCGCATCGCTTGGAACAAGGTCACAACGTAGTGCAAGTGACGCGGGGAGGTGATCCCATCGGGTGCTGTCGATTACGCCCACCTTGTAGCTGGAAGTCACGTAGTCGCCCGTATTCTCACCAATCAATCCAAACTTGAACTCAGTCGTGCCGGCATTGTTTCCCGTCCAGTAGAACCGGTTGTGGTCATCCTGCGCCAGCGGAGATCGAACGGCATCCACATCGTAGGGGTACGCGAAGATACGATCCAAGCCTGTCGAGTCAGAGTAGATGAATCCGCCCTTAATATTCCAAGGCAGCGTGACCTCTGGAACCGCAGCGTGTCCGCGCATCCCGTACAGCGTGTTCTTCAGGAAATCGACATCAACACATTCTTGGGCGGCATTGGGTGGAAGCGTTGCCGGATCAACACCAACCACCATCCCGGAGAACTGAGTAAAGGGAATAATCACAGCGTTGCTCCAAGGATGAAGATAGCGTCAATCTCAATGTCTGTCTTGCCCAATGCAGCAGCCATCGTCGCTACTAGCGGGAAGTCGCGCCGGAAGGTCAGTCGCTCTTTGTAGTTAATCTGGGTGGCACGGTCAGCGTTGGCAATCGCCCCTTCAACAGCGTCGAGCAGTTCGGGTGATGTGTGAAGTAGCGCGAGGATAAACTGTGCGCGTGAGATTTCCTGCGGGACGGATGCCTGATAGGCTGCGTCGATTTCTTCTTGGGTGAGAGCAACGACCTCCCACTGCTGCGTCCATACCCCGTCAATCTCAACAGGATCAAGCTGAGTTGCTTTGTGCGTTGCCGCGTCGAACACTGGCACGGTAGTAGTGACAGGAAAAATGCCAAACTCAGCAAAGATGGTGTCGTTCAACACCGCAGGAAACGAAGTGTCTGGATAGGCAGCGCGAATGCCGCTGTGCAGCGTAAAAACAGTTTGAGTGCTAGGCTGATACCACATCACATATCTCCAGTATTCGTCGATGGGAATGTCCTAGTGGTTCCCGGCCAGATGATTCGGACTGCGCCACCGCCACCGCCCTTTGTCGTTGAATTACCGTGTCCAGCGCCACCAAATGCGCCACCATTGTTAAAAAAGGTGGTATCCCCTATATCTCCGACAGCTCCGCCCGATCCGCCGATTCCACCGTATCCGGGATTAGTATTCGCAGTTGCCGCAGCCCCGCCAGCTCCACTTGATCCTTCGCCGTAAATACCGACTCCACCGCCTGCCCCTGATCCATAGCTTGTGGATCCAGAAAATGCCCCACCACCACCGCCACCACCGCCGCCATTACCAGATGCTCCAGCGGAACCATAAAGCCCGCCGTTGCCGCCATTCCCGCTATACCCGCCAGCACCACCCGATCCACCAAGCGAGTCTGGTGGGGCACTACACCCACCACCGTTTCCCCCGCCATCGCCCACGAACGTACCTGCAACGTTTTGCGCGTACCCGCTGGCATTGGTTGGCGCTCTACCAATGCAAGTAGAACCATTAAACGATGAGTCAGTGGCAGCAGCTAAATAACGACCGCCTCTTCCAACAACAACCGCATAGGAGTTTCCCGGAGTCACAGAAAAGTTGTTTTTATATCCAAGACCGCCACCAGCACACGCGTTAACATTGTCTCCGCCGCCTCCGCCTATACAAACTACACTGACTGACGTAACACCCGCAGGGCAAACCCATGTGTAAGTACCAGCGGTTGTGTACGCTTGCTGGCCGACAACGACTGACTCTCCGGCTGCGCGAAGTTTTCTGGCTAAGAAACTCACGCCACATCTCCAACGGCTTTGCCGTAGATCGTTCCAGAAACGTTGAACAGTTCGATGACAGTCCAGCCGGTCGTAGCAAGCGTCGGCGCAGTTCCACCAACCCAAGTTACCGGCATCGATGTCCAAGTGATGGTGTAGTTAGTTCCATCGGCAACCATCAGCGTGACCGACTGACCGTCAGAAAAGCCCGTTGATACCGGCGTGCGGCTTGCGCCTAGCGTTACCTTTTGGATAGACCCGTTGGATGGCGTGATGGCAAACCCTGCGGCATCCGTGATGGTATAGACCGACTCGGTTACGCCGTTACTAAACGTACCGGCTGAGATGGTTTTGTTGGTCAGCGTCTGAATTGCAGTGATATCGACAAGCAATGCCATCGTCCCACTGGTCAGGCGCAGCTGGGCTTTTGATCCAACACCCCAAGATGCTGCAGTGGTTCCCTCCTGCCCACGAACGATAGTCAGTGTGTCCGTCGATCTGGCAGTCACCTTGACGATTTCCCATGACGTTTCAGCCGTCGCCTGCGTCAGCGTCAACATGAAGTAATCGCCACCAGTCGGCATAGGGAATCTGGCCCCTTCGCCAGCAGCCAGAACAAGCGTCGTGACAACGTTGTTTATCGCTGTGCCGACTGTCGAGAAGGCGTTGTTGGCGAACTGCATCATAGTTCATTAACTTTGAGTTTGAACTCTGCTTCCTTGACCCTGCCGCCAGTCGTGGTGATCTTGCAGGTTACTTTGTAGGTCGTGCCGTCCGTGCCGCCTGAGATGAACTGCTTGACAATGGATGCGCCGGGGTTATCCGTCTTTGATCCAAGGGTGATGCCGGCATCCGCAGTAACCACGGACGATGCAATGACATCACCAGCCGGCATGAAGTCGGCAAAGTCGAAATCGTAGTCTAGGTTCTCAGAGGGCTGCTTGGAGAATGTGTTCATCGTTACACCTTTGTGGTTCTGTCGGGAGCCGTGGCGGATGAGGTTGTGTCGTCAGCACTGGCCTTGGTTACTCGCGCACTCGCGTCGGCCTTGGCTGATCTGAACTCTGCAACTGATCGCGCCACCCTGTCGGATAACTCAATAGCGACTCGCCGGCTTTCTGCGCCAATCAATACAACAAAGTCGCCGATGAACTTCAGGCGCGGGATGTTGAGCGTCGACGATACGGTAGCGACAGCCGAGCCAGTGACCGCGAGGAACGTCTTGATATAGCCCTTGGTAGCCGTCTGAGTTACCGAAACCACTGTCGATAGCGTCTTGGTAATGCGCCTAGCCAGAGATGCGGTCGATATTGAAACAACCGAAAACACCTTGCTGAGAAAATGGGATTGCGTAACCGTCGCCGTGCAAGTGGCACTGAAGGTTTTTAGCGCAACCCTGAGTTTTACGAAGGTTGGCGTGCTGGTCGATACGACGCTCAATGTCCTGAAGAACCCGCGTGCCACAACCCCGGTAGCAGTCGAGACAATGGATATTGCTTTGTACAGCTTGCGGGTTAGCGACGGTGCTGCCGTGGAGACAGCAGATTTCGCCACGGAAACCAAGCGGACGAGCGACGCCGCAGCCGTTGAAACAGCCAGTCTGATCATTGATACCCGACGAGCAACCGAAGATGTACCAGTCGCAACCGCACTCAGCAGTTGCGAAAAGACATTCTTTGCCAAGTCTTCATTGATTGCATTGGCGTTAATCGGCGACCCGTTGAGCAGCATCAGGCGTACTTGACCTTCATCGTGAATTGGATGGCATCCTGATCGGCTAGCGCAACACCTGTGAAGTCTGCCTTCATAAACAGGTTGCCTGACGAGACTGCATCCAACAGGCCGACGTTGGTGATCGTCTTCGCACCAGAGGCAGTCAGCGTGCCAACTACTTGGTAGGTGTCGTTTGCAACCGTGGTGGTCACTCGCGTCGACGTACCGGCTACCCGTGCTTCGGCAGACTCGGTGAATAGCGTCGTATCGGCCACCGCAGCAGTACCGGCACCCGTGCCCCAACCAACATAATTAGGCTCAGTGCCAGCGCCCTTGAGGCGGTTCGTGGTGATTGCCTTGCCGGCATCAGTGAAGACAGTAGCCATCAGAAAACTCCTTTAATTTTGTGCCACAGGCGCATTAGTGGGTTGCTGTGCCAATAGCCAATAGAACCCAGTTTCTCAACCGTTCCGTTGGCACGGACAACAACCGCTTCAATCTCAATTTCTTTGATGGAACCGTTAGCGCTAAACATCATTACCCCTTGAACAGTTGTAGATAGGCAGCCGCTTTCTCAGCAGCGCCAGCTTCGTCCTCAAGCGCGTAGGCTTTGTAGAGCAGGTAGCTAACCAGCTTCTCGGCGTAGATGTCGCGCACTTCGATGTTCCCGCCGTAGGCAACTGTTGCAGGCATTGCGACATAGGTCATCACCACCGAGCCTGGAGATGTTGGTTGTGCCGGATAGACATAGAACGTGTCTGGTTGTGGATCGTCCATATAGTGCTTGACCGTCGCAGAGACTGGCGTTGTCATCCAGTTAGGCGAGAATGAGTCAAGCGCCTTGCGATCACACGGGAGAATGGCCGCGCCGTTTGCATTCTGGCGAAGCTCAATGATTTCGATACAGTCAGCCGGATTGCTTTGCTTGGCCCCGGCAACCAGCGCCAAAGTGGCCGTCTTGGTCTTGGCGTCTGGCTTGATCTTGGCTAGCTCAATCGAACCTTCATTCAGGTTCGTTACGTGCATATCCTGCGTCCAGCGAGTCATCGCCGTATCTTGCAGGAGCGTCGCAGCGCGGGAGATTACCGAGGCAACGGTTGTGGTCATATCAACACCAGGCTGGACGCGAAGGAATGCGCGCGCTGCCGAAAGCCTTGGCGGCCTTTACGCAAACCTCGGCAATCGCCGCGGCAAATGCACCGCCATACATCGCCGCCATTTCCGGGTTTGACCAGGGGCGGCCAACGTAGATCATCAGCCTGGCCTTTGCCCCCGTTGCAATATGCTCACGGTACTTGCGGCGGTATTCGTTGGGAATTCCGGCAGAAGTATCAGAGGGGCGAACCGACACCCGGCACTTGAGGCCAGTTACTGAAGCGCTGTTGGGTATCGGATATAGCCGTACCGTAGTCGGGCCATCCATCGTGATTGCTGACGGCGTACCTGTGTGCAGAGTCCAGTCATCGCCAAACATCGAATCCATGACTTCGCTGGAATAAACATCGATTGGCCGCCCGTCAAATGATGCCGACTCAATGCGGACAACCTCTTGGCCGGAATCATCAGCAATAACTGATACCGTTTGCTCATCGGCCAATACCGCAACAGGATCGAGCAAAACATTCCATGCTCTAGTGCCATCAAAGAAGGCCTGAGCAGCGCGGCGCAATTCATGCTCAACAATCGGTTGCGGACAATCCGGAACCTGCGGCACAACATCGGGGAACCAGTCAGCCCAGGTGGACATGATTACTTAACCTTGCGCGGCTTCTTGCCAGACGGCGGGGTATTTTCTTCAAGCGGCAAAGCTGACAGATCACCCTCGCCAATGGCTTCATCGCCATCGTCGTCGCCTTCTTCGTCGTCGTCCTGGCTGTCAATCAACCCCTGCGCAACTTCAAAATCATCTTCATCAGCCGGCAAAAAATCGCCCAGGCCAAGCAGGTATGAAAGATGCTCTTCGCTTTCAACATCGGCCACCAAGCGGCCCTGGTCATCTTCGGCAAAAAGATAGGTCACGCCGTCGATAACGACATTCACCGTGCCGTTGCGACGCGGCTTAATTGTGGTTTCAATTTTCATTCCGTTCTCCAAAAGAAAGGGGGCATGGTTAGCCCCCGATCTCAATCACCCAGGGGTGCGGTTAGGCTGCTTTGTAGAACACGGTCACGCCAATGGTGCCGGCTGCCGGGGTCGTCGGCGCAGTAGTCACTTTCAACACGATGTCGCGGTCCGAATCAGACTTGACGACATTGGCCATGTTGTTAAGCGTGCGGGTCAGTTGCTTGTCAAAAGCCGTTGCCACTGCTGCACCGGTATTGCCCCAATCACCACCACCGTCACCGGCAACCGTCGAGATCAGCGTATTTTTCGCGTCGGCAGAAGTGGCGCCCGCCGCGTTTTGCAACGCACGATTGCCCAGGCCCACCTGATAAACACCAGCGCCAGCGCCGGTATCCAGGTCGGAACCATCGACGCGCACCTCGACAGGCACGCAGCCAGCCGGCAGGATGCCAATCTGGCCAATGGAGTTCAGCGCAAGATCGCCGACAGCCATCGCCAGCGTAAAACGCATGGCAACAATTTCGGCGCCAGCAGGGAAAATTACCGGCGCGCGGCCAGTGATCACATCATTGCTATTGGTAAAAGCCATGTCAGCCCCCTATTAGCGGGATGCTGCAGCAGTATCCAGCGCGAAAGCGCCGAAGTCCTGCATGCCAACATCGGTATTGAAAGACACCTTCTTGACGCCGAAGATGGACGAGGTGGAGATAACAACCTTGTCGCCGTTGTCGCGAGTTTCCTCGTGCCAGTCGAAGCGGAGATTGGTGCCCGGCGAACCGAAAGCAACAACCGCAGCTTGCGAGCCGAGGAACAAAGCGCGGGCAGCTTCCACGTTGGCAGCGGCACCAGCCGTATTGAAGCGGATCACATTGCGATGACTATGCAGAATCGCGCCGCGATACATACCGAGCGAACCCTTGAACAGCGGAGAGTTACGACCTTCAGCAGCAGCAGCAGCCTTTTGGATATCCATCCACTGACCAGTTGCGGTGCTGGCGCGAAGGTCGTCTTCCTGGAAGGTGTGCATGACGCAAACGAAGGTTTCGTTTCCGTCAATCTTGCAAGGCTGAAGAACCGGAACGCCAGTTGCGCCACCGCCTTGGGAATCGGCCTTGGTCTTGGCACGATCAATCAGGCGCAGCGAGAACTTATCCAGCGCATCGATGTTGTTGAAAGCGGTAGCACCGTTTTGCTCAACACCAGCGGCAGACAATTCAGCACCATACAAGGTGTGATTGCTATCGGGAGCCACGAAAGTATTGCTGGCACGACCAGTGTAACCAAGCGGAAGCAGGAAGTTCGGGTTGATACCGCGAGCGCCGGAAAGGTAGATGAACAGAAGCTCGTCCATCAAACGGCCCCACCAGCTAGATTGCTGGCGCTTGGCCTTTTCGCGGAGATTGTGCAGCGTGCGCTTACGCGTCATGCGGCCACCGGTATTCACACCGCAGCGAGCCTGGTCAATATAAATCGTGTCGGTGTAGAACTTCTGCGCTTCTTCCTTGCCTTCAAGGGTGTCTTCACCCTCAACCGGCGCCATTTTCAACTCGGCCAACAGGTCGTAAGCAATCTGTTCGCCAGCATCGGATTCAAGATCTGTCAGGATCTGCACCGGAACTTCGGCTTCGGCACCACGCCCCATGAAGCGCTGGTTGAAGTAGGATTTTTGGGAAGTGTCGTAGGCAAGCATGCCTGCCCAACGCTTTACTGATTTTGCGTCATTGACGCCAACGATAGTGCGTGCCATTTAAGGGCTCCTGAAAAGATTGAATCCGTTCAGACGCACTCCTGCGCATCCTGCTCTTTGTTACTACGGTGCTACAGTGCCATGCTTGCAACGTCGCCTTCTGTTGCTAATCCGCTTTTTTTTTCGATCAAAACACCTAGCGGCGCGGAAACCCGCAGGCGCGCAAGCTGGCCAGACTTCTTGACCAGCTCAATCGAAACCTCTTGGCCGGAGGATATTGAAAGCCTATCCCCCAGCCGAACATCGACAATCAAGTGTGATTGACCTTGCTGCATCACGCCGCCTTCAAGTACCGCTCGCGCTGCGCCGGGGTCATCTTGGCAATGGCCGTCTCGAAATCAAGCCCTTCAAGGCCATCAAGATCAACAAACTCACTTGCGATATCGCCAGGGCCATCAGCGCCGGGAACATTGGCCAGCGTTTGCGGAACCGGCGGCGGCTTGCGGCCTTCCTTTGCTTCTTTGATTGTTTTCTGCGGAGTTGGCGCAGCTACATTTTGAATGCCGTGCAGTAAGCAAACGCGCTTGTGCGCCTCCTGCAAAACCCACTCGAACGGCTTTCCTGCGTTGGCCGGATCGCTTTCAATTCGGGACGAGAAAGCGACGAAATCGGCAACCTTTGCAGTGTCTTTCTGATAATCAATTTCAGACTTAACCTTTGCCGCAAACTGGTCCGCAGTCCAAGCGCGAGACTGCTGCTCATTCTGCGCATTGATGTCGCCAAGCAGCTCAGCCTTGATTTGCTGGCGGTCCAGATCGCGGCGCCGCTGATTCAGATCAGCAAGCCGAGCGTCGTAGTCGTCGGTTTCAAGATTTCCGTCCTTGAATTCCTTGGCCAGCGCCTTGAAATCATCGTCGACCGCTTTTACTTGGTCGTCAAAGTCGGCGGGCAGGGTAGCTTGATAACTTGGCTTGAAGTCCTGAATCTTTTCATCAGGCGCTTCATCATCTGGTTTTGCAGCTGGAATAACTGGTTTAGCTTCGGATTCAGCTTCGCTTTCGCTGGCACCTTCTTCTTCGTCGCCATCTTCATCGTCCAGCTTGTCGGCCTCTGCCTGCTGCCGCATCACAATCAACTCGTCGGGAGACGCATCCGCGTTAATCGCCTCAAGTTCCTCGTCCGTCATTGTCGAAGCGATGTCTTTATCTAGTTCAATGCCCATTTAGTCATTCCTTGACAGGTTTAAAGTGTGGGCAGATTAGGATGCTTGCAACGACTATCACAACTGCGCCAGGATCAAAATCAGCGCCTCTTCATTTCTTCTTTGTTGCGCAACGGCTCTTGCTATTGCTTCGTGTGCCGCTTTTGCAGATTCGATAGCGGCCAGATCCTGTGCAGCAAGCTTCGAAAGCGCTTGCAGATCAACCTGATTTTCTAATGTATCGGGTAGGGGTGCAGCGTCGTGGATAATTTGCTCAGCGGGCGGAAGGCTGGGCTCTTTATCACTTTCCCTAACGCGCTCGATGGTTTCCCATTTGTCGATAACCTGGGCAATCAGATCATCATCTGCCTGACGCTTTGCATCAACGAGAGCGGCTTTCCCGTTGCCGTAATAATCGCGCCGCTCTTCGGGCAGCAGGTGGCTATCATCAGCCTCCGCAAACCAAACCGGAGGGAAGTACGATAACTGGCTGAACGACTTTCTAAGGAATGACACCGACACCTCTCCACGGGTTAGCGATAGAGCCGTCTCCGACGATGGGAGCGCCGTTGTTCATTCGGCTGTCAGCATGTATCGGCGTGATCTGCGCGGCGGCGAGGACTGCTGCCGCTATATCTGCCGCGCTTGGGCCTGATCCGCCAACAGCCGTGGTTGTATAGGCAGTTGCTTTCTCGCGCTCAACATGCACGCCAGTTGGGTTAATGATGCAGTTCAGATTGCCCTTGATCGTGAATGGGCCAGCACCGATAAACTCAAGGTGATAGTCGTTGTCGTAATCAATCTGCGGCAACGATGCACCGCCACCTTGGTCAAGGTTTTGCCAGATGCAAATATCGTCATATAGCATCCCGGTGACAGACGCCTCCAGATCACGCAATTCCAGATGGTGCGCCGGAATGTCCATGATGGATGCGTCCGAATACACCACCTTAGTTTGCCAGTTGACGGTCAGAGCCATGAAATCAGTCCGGCGTGCGAATTACGTTTGAGCCACCACCAGTCGCAGTGACCGGGAACGTGGTGTTGTACGGCTTGATGGGGGAAGCACCACCTCGCTTGACGCGAATACGCCCGGTAAAGTTGCCAGCCGATGTGTAGGTAGTGCTGTGTGCTGTCAGTGTTGCTGTCATATCCAAGAACGGAACCCAAGCTGGCGAGGCGATGGCATGGACTTGCCCCCAGGTGCCGCTGATGGTGAATGTCTTTGTGCCGGCGTTGTAGCTAGTGTAGTTGTAGCGAATGCCATTGACGCGAATCGGTCCAGTTAGCGGGGTATCTGCTTTGATTGATTCGACTACAACACAGGTATTGCCACCTGAAGTTGTTGCACCAGCCAGCGTGTATTCGTTGGTCAGAAACCCGGTTCCGTTATTGCGACCAACCAGCACGCTATCACCAGCCACCAAATTGCCGGCCTCGATAGCGGCCGCAATTGGGGCGGTCATCTTGGTGTCGTCGTGGGAAGTTAGCTGGTAATTTTGTGAATCACCGGCTAAAACGCCTTCAAGCCACCAGCCACGCGCCACGAAAAATTTTCCACCCGCAACCGCACCAAAGGGAGCCGCTGAATTTGGGTCGTAAGACGCATCTAGCGCCCGATAACGCCAGCCTTCAATGCCGCCGATCGTCGTCGTTGATTCTTCACGGCAAACGTATTGAAGGTATTGCGCGGCTTCTGCCACCGTGCAGCCACCGCTCAGAATGATCTGACCGTTGAATTGCTTAGTGTTCGCACCAAGCGTCTTTGTGACAATTCCCGGCGTGATCGTTACTTTAGCTGATAGCGCTGCCACACTCGCTTCATTGAGTGGCGTCCAGTCAGTTAGCGCAGTTGAAATAGCAGCAGGCTGTTCGCCACCAGCCGCCAGATTGGTTACGAAGTCAGCATAGGTTTGACCGTACTTTCGAGAGAAAACACGCACATCGCCGCCGACGCTATCTGTCGCAATCAACGCCCCGGCATCCTTGGCTTTGACCATGATCTGAATGTGACCACCGGCCCAATAGGTCGCCAACTTACCAACGCCCTGCACTACGTAGATTGGCGATGCGGCGACCAGTGGCGTGCCGATGGATTTCAATCCGGTATAAAGCACGTTACCACCGGATTGTGCGACAGAGCCGAAGTTGATGTACTTTGCCGCGTCGTCGTCAATGTTGAAGTTGTCGAGTAGGTTCAATGCGCGTGGCTTATCCGTTGCGCGGCCACCCTCAATGCTCGACACATCACTATCGGTCAGGATGGAGATTAGATCGTTGCCGGTTGGCGAACTGTCGTCTGATAAATTTTGAAGCCATGCGTGGAAATCATTGACTGAATAAACGGTCGTGCCTGATATGTGGCGAATGTTGCCGTTAGATGCAATACTGAAGTCGTCTGAAATAGCCATGATTTACCTCTGATCCGGTAGCTGATTAATGAATAGCGATGACGCGCCGGGCGTAGCGGTCATAAAAGTCTTAAAACGTTGGTAATACGGGAAGTTGCTGCCTTGGCGTATGTCAATGCGCCAGTTATTCA